ATGCAATTTAATATGGCTCCTGCAACCTATGATGAACTACTCAGTCATAACCATACTACGAGGGAGTCTGTATATACAAAGGCACAAGCCTATGAACGTGGGGTAACAGGCACAGCAGATACAAGTGTATACACTAGAGTCCCTAGGAGTAAGCACCTAGAGGGTGAGACTGCACTAGCGGAACCCCACCATACAGAATACTCCGCTTTAGTGGATGATGCTAGCCTACTGAGTAACTACAAGAGGGCAGGTGCAGCCACACGAAGATACTCAAAGGAAGCAAACGCCATGCTGGGGTCTAGTGAAGTCCTCAATAAAGTAAAGAAAGCATATGGCATAAACCCTAATCAAGGCTACTTAGGACAGCTTGAAAATATAGTAATGAACCCTGAGTGGACTGACTACATGAGGAAACCTGCATATAGGGAGGCGGTGTATCAGACTGTACGAAGTACCCTAAGGGAAGCATTGGATTCTGTCAAGTACAATAGGGGCAGTGGTTCAGGGGGAGACTACACAAAGAAGCTGAAGCAGCTAGGTGAAGTGGGAGTAGGTGATGCTAGAACCCACACTGACATGGTAGGGTTATTAAAAGCATTGGCTAAGTCCTATGGTGATACCTCACCTGAGAAGGTTAAAAACTTACAGGCTCTACTAAGTAGCTTAGATGAAATAGTAGGGGTGCAAGATAATATGACTGCAGTTAACGTGCGTGATAGGGTACGTAAACCTGTAGATGCAGTACGGTCTTTAACACAGAACTTCAATGGAGGGGGATTAGTAGGTGATGAAATGGACTCATTGGGTATGCCTCTTGATAGTGGCTTGCCTACTAGGGTGTACAGTAAAGATGACCAAGACTTCCCTGAGGTCTACAATAAAAAAGCAGTAGCCCCTACAGTAGTAATCCCAGAAGAGGATCCTAATTCCCACGGTATATCACTGGAGGTGGAGGCAAAAGATACACTAACCTCCATGTCAAGAGAGCTAGGCATACCCGTTGCTACTCTAGCCGAGTGGAAGGGTGGGGATCCTAATGTGTTATCTGCAGGGGAATCCATATCGGTACCTAATAATTGGTATAGCTTCGTTGAGGAAGATGCGGTGTCAGAGGCAGAACCTACTACCCCTACCTCAGATATAGCTGAAGAGGTAACGCCTCTTACAGAGCCTGTGGTGGAGCCTGAGGGCATCATGGCACCTGTAGCTACCACACATGCAGACAATATGCTTGATTGGTTTGCTTCCAGTGAAGGTACTAAAACTACCACCGTAAATGGGGTACTTACATATCCGTATGGGGTAGAGGAAGGTAAGTTTGCTGGTGTAGATAGGGAGTTATATAAGAAGGAGGATGGCACCTATAAGGATAAGGAATTTGCTAAGGCAGTTCTAGCTACTCACATTAAGACTCTCAAGGCTAAACATCCTGATTGGGCTACATACCCTAAAGGTGTGAAGGAAGCATTGACTAGCTACAAATGGAACTATGGTCTAGGTGTGAGTGTACTTACTAATGCTAAGGCAGCAGCTAAACTCACGGATCCTACTGCCCGTAAGGCAAAGTTCAAAGAGGCTATGGCTTCTATGCTGGATACTTTTGGTGCTAAAGACAAGGCTAAAGGAGCTGATAAGAAAGGTGCTGTGACGGGACTAGTTAAACGTAGAGCTGATGACTACAACAGAGCAGCAGATGACTTAGGCTATACTAAAATTGCTACATACTCTTTGAATAACAAAGGTACTGGGGCAGAGGCAGTGTACAAAGCAGCTGATGGTACTGTTATTGCTACAGAGACTGCTACGTATAAGATACATACTGATAGTAAAGCGGTTACTGATAAGGCACTATAAAAGAAAAGCCCCATTGCCATCACTAGCTTTGGGGCTTTTTAGTGCTACACCTTAGGTGGAGGAGTCCACCCTTGCTCTACTAAGTATTCTGTTAGTGCCATATCCTCTAGCTCTAACATCTTCCCTTGTAATACCTCTTCTATATCTCCCATCTTAATACCTGATACTAACTCTAGTGTCCCTTCCTCTTGGTTCAGTGTAGGTACTACAAAGACCTCAGCTCGGAACACTCCCTTCTCGTCCTTCTTCACTCTTTCATGCCCTCCACTATTAAGTTGTTATTCCAATCGTATATAATAGGTGCATCTTGCATACACACGATAGGCTCCGGAGGATTAGCATAGTTATTATACACTATAGCTGCAGCAGTCAGTACAACACCTCCTGCTATCCCCCATGCTATCTCCTTAAACCAATTCACAAGCACCTCCTCCACATGCAGCTTCTCCACTTAGGTCTGTGTTATCTACTGACTCCTCCACCTTAGTCAAATCAATCTCGTGTAGGCTCTGTGCTAACATGTTGAATCTCTCCTCACTAATGTCCTCAAAAGGTGCTTGCTTATATGTACCTCCATGGTAGGGTAGAACCGATATGCCATTGAAGGTGTTACGATTCTTCCACATCCACTCACCTACTTGAGGCCACTCACCTTCCTTGACGGATATAGTACATGAAACATTGTGGGTGTTCTGACCTTCTATATGGCCTGTGGCTACCCATTCAGTGTTGAACCTACGTACCCTATCAAGTAACTCTAAAGGACTCTCAGTGCGTAGTATAGAGCCTTGTGGGGCTGCTTGTGGTATCTCCACTACAGCCTGACTCTCAGGGTTAAAGTATTCATCCTCTACTAGTTCAGGGTGATGCTCTGATAAGTAACTATACAGTGCTTCATTCTTACCTAGCCTCTGCCTACGGATATAATAGTCATTGTGCCAAGCATGAATGCCACTAGAGGTGCCTGAAGGCTTAACAGTAGTGCAACGAGCAGCAGAGTTAATGCCCAAAATAGCAGCAACACGCTCATTCTCCTCTTTAACTTTCTCAGCCGCTTCCATGAGGTCATAGGAAAGTATAACGCCAGAACCAATTCCCGTTTGGCCAACACCAATAAGAGCATCACGCTCTGTAGTATCACGCCACACCTCCCTGAGATAATGGAAGTTAGTGTAGCCAGCTTGTAGCGTACCGATAAGGGCAGCTGCTTTAGATCGTTCATTCAAGTCCTCCTGTGATTCAATATCACTTACATTTAACTCACATAAATTACAAAATTGATATGGGCGTAATGCGATCTCGCAGCACGGATTCGACCCCCAATCCTTATCATTACTAAAGTACACCCCAGGTTCACCAGACCCTGACAGTTCTACTCTCTCCCATAATTTATCAAAGTCATCCTTGGTAGCTCGGTGCCTCAGTATAACTGCGCTGTTGTTAGAGCGACCACGCTGTGGGTTCTCTTCATACCAAGTGCCTACCTTGCATGACATCATATCCAGATCATCCATACTGAACAGACTAATAAGTGCTGCTCTACGGATACCCCCAGCTAGTACAGCATCTGCAATGTAGCACATGAGGTCATGCACTTCCAATGTAGTTAGCTTACGCCCAATGGCTGTGTCTAGCATAGAGCGTAGTTGGTGGATACAATCCTTCAATGGTTGTGGACCGGGAGCTTTGCCACCTGAGGTGATTAACATTGCACCCTTAGGGCGTATGTCTCTATAATCAAACTCCACTTCCATTAACCCATTGAAGTAAGACTCCATGAGTACCTTCACTGCATCTGCCCAACCTTCTATGTTATCCGAGATTAGGAACCTACGCTTACGCTTCTTTGGCCCTGTCACCTCAGGTAACTGAGATACGTGGTGACGTTGTACTGAGTACCCTACACCTGTACCGCCTAACAGTAAGAACATTGTCTCAGAGAAGGCTTCTATTTCCGACACTGGCAAGTATGCACAGTTGAAGATACGGTTAGGTGCTAGCTCAATAGGTGCCCCACCAAATTGTAGGGAGCGCATTGAAGGTAACACCTTCTTATCATACACGAATTGGTAAGCAGCTTCTATGTCTTGTACTAACATAGGGTACTTACGCTTGTGCATATCCTTGTTACGAGTTACTAATTCTTCCCATGTTTCTCGTCTGCTCAGTGTAGGTATATACTTAGCATACTTACTGAAGACGGTAATGTCTGAAAGAATCTTATTTGTTACGTGCATTAGGTTCCTCCCCTAGTCTAGTATAATGTTGCCGATACATAGTATACCTATTACAATTAACATGTAATATTCCACTACTTAATATCCTTCTTTAACTTTCTCATAAACCTATCCATGTCTTTCTCATATGTATACTGAAAGTTATTCTCTTCTAACCAATCCTCCATACACCGTCTTGATCCATCCTTACGCTTCCTTGCTCCGGGCAATGCTACGCACTCAGAATGCAACACAAAGACGATTTCACTGAGGGGGTTTGACCTGCGTACATGGACGTACTTATCCATCTCATGTCGTGTTCTGAATCGGCCCTTCACTTCAAACCAGATGTTACCCAGTACTCCATCGGGTGTGTACTTCCTATTTTCTATCACTTCATATGCTACCTTGATAGGCTCATAGTCTACACCTTTCATAGGGCCATCTGCAAACAGTCGGAACTCTAGCCATGAACGATATGGTGCTGGCTGATCACGGTTAGTAACTAAGTAGTCACTCCATGAGTGGTATGGTTCAGGTGGGAGAACCTTACAGTTAACTCCACAAGTCTTTGCCAATATACTATGTGTTACCTTACGATGCTTAGGCTTCTTTGGTCTCTTTAATGGGTATCTCATTTAAGCTCCTTCACTTTATCTGCAATACCATAAGCTACTGCTTCTTTTGCGGATAGCCACATATCAGATTCAGGGAGTAGTATCTCCCGTATCTTCTTTAAAGATAGGCCCGTACACTTCTTATAAAGATCTACCATACGATCTGTAGTCAACTCATTCTGCTTCTGTGCTGCTACTAACTCATGCTCCTTACCAATAGCACCTCCTGAGTATTGGTGTGATAGGATAGATGTGTTAGGTGTAAGTACTCGGTGCCCCTTCTCTCCTGCCATAAATAGAAGCAGACCACAAGAGGCTACCAATCCTAGCCCCGTAGTATAAATGGGGATAGATGAACCTCGCATCACATCAATCAAGGCGAAGCAATCATACAAGTTACCACCAGGGCTGTTGACGATTAGGTGTAGGTACTTAGGCCGATCCTTACGTGGTAACATATTCTGTGATAGGATCCAACACACAATAGGTGTTGTCGCTTCTGTATCCACAGGCTCAGA